GATAAAGTTGAGCCAGCATCATAATATATAACACCGCCTCCTGGACCTGTTTGCCCTACAGTATATACAATTTCAGTTGAAGATGAGCCTGCTCCAGATAATGTACCACTTCCGCTAAATGTATTTGGTGCCATAAACAGTGCCTTTCCTAGATAATCATTATATCACTTTTTTTGACTTAAGACTCTGATATTGGTATACTTAATATATGTGTGATTGCAGGGTATGTAAATTAGCATTTTTATACCCCGCCGAAATTGACAAGATTATTCAAGATGTGTTTAACTATATGACGAAGGGTAGCAGATGGCCAGGATAATTATATGCCCAATTTGTAAGAAAGAGATTGAATCTAGATCTAAGATGGTATCTAGTACCTTGACAAACCATCTAAAGAGTCATAAATGATATACGATATTCCAGACCCCTTTGCTGTTTTTGTAGCCAAGAAGTATGCTAACTTTAAGGGTATGCGCTATGATTTCTTCTCTAAGGAGTGGGACTTCAATTGTAGGTGTTGTGGTGAACTTCTCAATGCCCCAAACAAAAAAACATTAACAAAGATAAGACTATATCACACAAGAACTGAATGTACAGGGGGATACTAATGAAGCATAGTGAACTACTAGCAGATATAAATAGTGATCACTTTATAAATAGCCGAACCATAGAAACCCCATATCATGCCCTTCGTGCAGTAGTAGAATTGCATAAAAATCATGGGGAATGTGGTATGCCAACAAGTGACGGAACCTATCCTTGCCCTGCCACTAATACTTGTGAAGAATGTGGAACTAGTGTTGCCTATCCCTGCCCAACCATTCAGGCTATTGAGAAGGAGTTAAGATGAACGAAGCAGAGTTTGATAAAGAGTTTGACCTTGAAGAGATTACTAGGACTATTATAGATAAAGCCAAGGCTGAGGTAAAAAGCAAGTACGGTAATAAGAAGAGGCATAGACAATGACAAATATTCCATGTGATAGATGTGGTTTGCGTAATGCCACCCAAGTATTACGAATTGGAACTTATTGTGCAGGATGCTATACTAATATAGTAAAGGGGGTTACAAATGATTAATGCACTACTTCTTCTTCCCGCATTTTTTGCAGGGTATGGAGTATGCTATATTGCAATGACATATAAGGTTGATCAAGATTAAAGAGCCAAAGATTATGAAGATGGACTGGAAGTCCCTAGGCTATGAAAGGCAGTATAAAGACGGAAAGCTTAAGTGGGTTCCAGCCAAAGATTATTATGATCTAGATAATAAAGATACGCCTGCTTGACTTATATAGTTTTGTTTGATATACTTATATGATGTGGTCGTGGGTTTTAGCAGTTATCGGTGTTTCTGGCATATTCCTTGTTGGTCGTAAGACTATATGGGGATGGTTGATATTATGCGTAAATGAATGTCTTTGGATTCTTTATGCGCTTTCAACAAAACAATATGGGTTTATAGCAATGGCAGTAGCCTATGCTGCGGTATACATTAAATCATTTATGCATTGGAGAAAAGATGGCTGACTGGACAGAAGAACTAACTGATGAACAAAAGAATAACATTATGGATCTTATTGTTACTACAGTTAAAGAGATTAGAAGTCAGTTAGATCAGGATATTTTGTTTACCCAGCAAATTTGGGAACGTAAAGGATTTTTAAAGAGTCGCAGAACCCGTAAAGCTTTTGAAGCCTGCCGTGCAATTGTGCAGGGAAAGAATGAGATATTTGAGGATAATAATGGCTGATCCAAATCAAACACCTGCTCGTGGCGATTGGGCATGTCCTTGTAATGGATGTACAAAGGCCGTTAAATGGGAACGCAAACAAATAATTGAAATGATAAAGAACCATAGACTTGCATATTTAGAGTATCGTGGCAGTGGGTTTGATGATGATGGTAATTTGTTGTGGGCTAAAGATGATGCTTTGACATACATAGAAGCACTTGATAAAATTATAACCAGGGTTGAGGAACGCAATCCAAAACCTAAACTCAAATAACTTATTATGATACAAAAGTTATGATATAATTAGATAATGAAAATATGTGGAACTTATTCAGGATATACAACTCATGGTAAAAATAAAGAAAAACCATGCGACAGTTGTAGATTAGCAGCAAATAAATATCGTAGAGAAAAAAGAGCAAAAGATGTTAAATCTTTAGGATACGATCCACGTAGATTTAAAAGGCATAATATAACAAAAGATCACTACGATAGTCTGTTTGTTAAATATAATGGAAAATGTTGGATATGTAAAAGTTATAACGCAATACATATAGACCATGATCACTTATGTTGTTCTGGTAACTGGTCTTGTGGCAATTGTATTCGTGGTTTGCTTTGTAGTAATTGTAATACAGCTATTGGTTTATTTAAAGATAATAAAATATTATTGATTGAAGCAGTTAAATATTTAAGTAAGGAGCAGTAGCCAAGCGGTTAAGGCATCAGTCTTATATACTGAAGATCGTGAGTTCAATCCTCACCTGCTCTACGCCCTTATAGCTCAGAGAACAGAGCGGACGGTTTCTACCCGTAAGGTCGCAGGTTTGACTCCTGCTAAGGGCACTTAGTTGTAAGTTCCACCACGGCGTTTGTACTCTTGTACAACCCAACCGTTTGCATATGCTGAAGGATAAACCTTAAACTTTTTCTTTGCTGCTGCAATTACTCTTGCATATAGCTCTTTGTCTGCTGGCTTTCCTTTTCTGTTACCGATAACACCACTAAAATCTTTTTTCTTTGATAGATCAAAAACTTCTGTTAGTCTTTCTGCTCCAGGAATTATCTTACCAAAATCAGCAAAAATATCTGACGATTCTTTTGTTCTATTTACAATTGCTCTTGACCATGAAAAGCCAGCATCTCCACCCCATGCATCCCACATAATACGACCATTGGATGGATTAGATGTATTGTAGAAATCTTTACCTTTTTTATCCACTTCATGCCGTGAAAAAAATGAATACATTCTCTTAACAGTTTCAAGAGACATTGCAGATCCGTTAACGATATCTGTTGCTCTACCCCAACCTACGGGAGTTCCAGCACCAGTTGCCTTGCCATCTTCTTTCCATTTTAATGCACGTCTGGCAGCAGCCTTCATGCCAGCATTTGGGGTATATGTATCAGCCATACTTATAATTATACCCTATATTCTGATATTGTGCTATAATGATTAGTATGGAAGAGATGATAAATAAACTTAAAGAGTTGCTTGCAACTTCAATTGCACTTCAGCATAAGGCACAGGGATACCACTGGAATGTAGAAACTGATGACTTCCCACAATACCATGCATTTTTTGGTGAAATCTATGAGGCCATTGAGGAATCAATTGATCCTATGGCAGAATGGATTCGTATGCTTGGTGCTTATGCTCCATTTAAACTTTCACGTTTAGTTGCACTAAGTACACTTCCAGAAACAGACGTTACAACAGATCATGAAGATATGTCTGCTGATCTACTAAAAGATCATAAGGCTGCGGCAGATGCTTTTGGTGCTGCTTCTATAATGGCTGCTTCAATGGGACAAAAAGGACTTGAAAACTTCCTTGCAGATTGCCAAGCAACTCATCAAAAGTATGTATGGCAACTTACAGCAATTGGTTCTGAAGCATTGATGGAAGCATCAACAGAAAATATGGAACCTGCTGGTTCAAGACTTCCTGAACAGGATTAATCTTGTCAACAATAGTTGATATTGACGGAACACTTCTTCGTAATGGTAATCAACCTATTAAAAGAGTTATTGAATACGTTAATTCCCTTCCTGGCTCTATTATCATTGTTACAGGTCGCCCTCAAAGCGCTAGAAAAGAAACTGTAGCAGCTTTACGTAATGCGGGAGTTAAGTATTCTAGATTAATTATGAATCCTGGTTCATCTGCAGAAACTGCTAAGTATAAATATGAAGTTGGTAAAAGATTACGTTCTCAGGTGTCATTAGCCATTGATAATAATCCTACTATGAGGGCAGCATATGCTAAGGCTGGTATTCCTACAAAAGATCCAGCGCATTTACCAGATATGAAAAAGTTTTGGACTATACAGTAGTCTTAAATATTACAAAACAATAACTTGCTGTATTATCAAAAGTTACAAGAATAAAGTTATAGCCTTTTTCTTTAAGATATTTTTTTAGTGGCTCGTGTGTATAGTATGTATCTTCAATAATATAAATACCATTGTGTTTTAACTTATCCCACGAATTTTCAAGCAATGTAATGTTTGCATCTGCTTCATGTAGTCCGTCATCCAAAATAACATCAAAGTCTGTTTCTCCGATTTGTTCCCACATTTTACGAATAGATTCTGGATTTGTTTGGTCAACCTGATAAGTCTTTATCCTGTCTTCTTCAAATAAAACCCTGTCGTCTATGTCTGCCCCGTATATCTGGGCATTCCAGAAATAGTCTCTCCAACCCCTTAAAGATGCTCCAGGGATACCGTTAGCAGTCATGTTAGACTTTACGTCTTCATTATTTGTGCCTATCCCACATTCAAATATCTTTTTTGCATCATCACGAATTGTTCCAAACAGAATATGGTAGATATCTGTATACCTATTTGCTATCCAGCCCGATGGAGTTATATCTACTTCATGGGGCGAACCTTTATCACTACCATAATTTTTCATTAATGATGATAAAAAGTTTGATCCTTTATCATACTCAATACTTATTTTATTCATTTTATCCCCACTTCTTATTTACAAATTTGTCATAAAAATATTCCATTGCTGACTTTGGTGGCAAATAATTTTTATCTATTCCACCACGGGTTGTCATTGAATGATACACAGAAATACTTTTTGATGTTTTCTCTAATAATTTAATCTCTTTTAAATGTTTTGGGTTCCATAATTTTTCCCATTGTGACCAATGCACACCACAAAACACTTCCATTGGATGTACATAATTCATTAATTCAAATGATCTAAAAGCTTTATCTACAAGGGCTGGCCCAACATCAGTCCATTTAATCTTTGTTTTATCAAACTTAGTTGATTTTTTAATTAAATAATCTAATGCTGGAGAATCTTGCGGTAGAGCAAGAACGCCACCAACAACGGTATCATTTTCTAAGCAAGCATACGTATCTCCCAAACCATCCCAGTCAGAAGATAAGCAAATAGTATCAGCATCAACCCAAGATAGACCAGTCTTTTTAATCATTCTATATCTAAATAGATCGGAAAATGCAGCATAGGTATTTTGTACTAGGAACATCTCAGACTCTTCCATTATATCCCCCGCAAAAGCCTTCTGAACGCCTTCTGGGACCTTCATATCCATGTCGTATACATAAAGGGTAAGGCTATGTCCGTGATATATAAAAGAAGATAAAGATACTTCTTGTATTTTTGTCATTGGATTTCCTACCCATAAAGATCCAAATCTAGCCATTTTGACCTCTTAGCATAATATTTGTTGCTGCCATATTGCTATGCTGATAAAAAACTGGCTTCTTTAATGCATAAATATTAAAATATTTTTGTACTAAAGCAAAACCCTGATCAATATGCTGGTTATTATCTCCAGACCATTTAGCAATTTTTCTTGCTAAGTCTATATACTCTGGTGATATGTAAAGTATTGCATGTGTTGCAAGCATCCCATTTATTTTATAAATTCCCTGAAATTTTTCATGTCTTTCATACTCAAGATTATTTAGTTTTGATTGACTATTAAGAAAACCCCATCCAGATAGGCCAAGATATAAAGCATCAGCATCGTCAGGTATTTCAATTATATATGAGTCATTTTTAATGACGCAATCATCTTCAAGAATAATGGTTGGTTCATTCATATTTTGCAATATATTATAGTGAGACTTTGCACAACCCGCCATAGGTTTTTTAGGCATAGCAACGCCTGGAAGTCTTGAGTACTCTTTAAATCCAACGTCTTTGCCAAGCTGAATCATATCAACATTTCTATCTTTATGTTTATCCATATTAATATAAAATGTTGGAAAATTTCTTAAATCAATTTTCACTGGATAAATTTCCTTTTATTATATATTTGTCTGCAAATTCTTGTTTTTCTTTTACTAAATTTTTTGCTGTTGCATAATCATCATGAATAAATCTAATATCTGTTTCAAGTAATTTAATATCATATCCTGCAATTTCTTTTGAAAAATATGATATCCATAAGTCATCAAGTACATAATATTTTTTAGGACAGGTAAAAAACTTTTCATGTAAAAATAATTTAGAATTACAGATAAGTCCTCCCCCACCAGCATAATTCCCTGACTGATCTGGTTTTAATGGTATTTTTTTCCAGTAATCATCAATAATATTATGTGCATAAAAAGATTTTATAACATTGTCTTCATACTGATCATAACAATCTTGGATGAAAGTTGTTGGTATTTTTTGATCATCATCAATGAATATAATTTTTTCATATCCTTGCTTTGCAAGAGTTTTGGCTAGAAATATTCTGCTAAAAATACTTTTCTTGTTGTAATCTTCTTTTATAAATATATTAAATCTAGAGTGTTCTGCAAACTTTCTTGTTTTTCCTAATATGCGCCTATCACCATTTGAATTATCTGATATATAAAAATCAAAATCTAAATTTGTTTGATTATTTAAATCATCATAAGTTGTAGGCAGGTTTTTATATCTAAGATATGTGCACATTATTACTGCAGTCTTAGACTTAGGTTTAATTTTATTTTGAAGTATATACATAGTGGCATCCAAGAAAGAGAGGGATAAGCCAATTAGACATATCCCTCCCTAAAGAATTACTTCTTCTTTACTGGAGCTTTCTTAGCAGGAGCCTTCTTGACTACCTTAGCGCTCTTTAGAGCCTTATCCACGGCCTTTACATCTGGCAAGCGACCAAATGCTGCGTCATTTGGATTAACTGCTCTCAAAACCACTGGCACGATAGCACCAAGAAGTGAGTATGCAAGTGTTTGAGGATCTGTGATCCCAGCAGCATACATCGCTGTACCTGCACCGAGTGCTGATCTTGCATATGATGCAAGTGCTTGCTTAATTTGTTCGTTCATTTTTCCTCCTAGGATATTACATTTGTTAGTACTGTGAAGCCAATCCATAGACCAATAATTCCTGCGACTCCCGCAAAAACTGGTGGTGCTGGGACTGGCAATTTGAATGCAGCAAATACTACACCGCATCCAAAACCTGTTAGTGTTGATAGAATAATGTCTTTCATTTATTTTCCTCTACTGGTAATAGTTTTACAAGATCTTTGTAAGACTTAGATATCTGAAGCATTGCTGCATAGTCTGGTCTTTCTGTTGAAATAGTGTCGCCATATTTATCAAAATGAACAATATGTGAATCCACATCGCTAATAAATTTTGATAGACCAGATTGTACTTCTTCTATATACTGGTATGCCCAGTCACGAGAATCAGAAAGAAACTTAACAAAGTTTTCTCTATGAACATTCTCATCATCTTTTATTTGAGAAGCCTCAATTTCATTTACATATTTTTCAAGAACAAGCATATCAATAAATAATTTTTCATACTGTTTACGAATCTTGGTAAAACTATATGATAAGGTTAAATATCCAACACTTATTGAGAATAAGCATGTTGAAAGAATAACAATAGCCATATTCATTATTTAACTGCCTCTCTAGTTACTAAAACAATTGCCCCATTTTGTTCAAGAACTTCTTTAATTTTTGCTACATACTGAATTGCTTTAATCTTTTCATCATGCACCATAGGAATAAAGTCATATTCATTAAGTTTAATGGTTAAAAATTGTTCATTATCAATTATATTTATTCCAAAGTTTTTTGGAGGAATAATTGAGTGTACTGCTCTACGCATTTGATCTGTATACATTATTTTTCTCCATTATCTGTATAACGAAATAAATCTTCAAGACAAGTAAACCCTGCATCTTTATCAATCTCTAGAGACTTTAGCAATATAACCCAAGTTTCTTCAATATAACCTTTTGCAATATCTGTAGGTGTTACCAACTCAGAATCAATTAAAAAAGCAAGTGGTAAACCTAGATCATTATAAGAAATAAAGTCTTCAAATGTTTTTTCATGCTTATGGTTTATCCATAGCTCAGCAAGAATTGAACAAGCATCTTCAAAAGATGTTAGTTCGTTTCCATCGTCAAAGCTTGCCATATTTTACCCCATTGATTTTTATTTTTGTGTTTATTAAATTCTTTTGAAACTTCTCCACCTTCTAAGTATACACCACCCCAAACGCCCCATTCTTTTCCAGATACTCCGTTAGCAAAACATATTTTTGCAACGGGACAAGAAGCGCAGAAATCATCTATATTAGACCTTAGACCAACATCATCTTCATATTTGTCAAAGTATAGATTAGTATCTAAACCTAAACATTTTGCTTCATCTTTCCATAAATGCTGTTTCACTTAAATGACTTTCTATAATGGATATTCTTTTTATAAAATCCCGAAAAAACTCTATTTGATTCATGATCTAGTTGAGCTGCAATATTATCAAGATCTTCATCTTTTTCTGCTTTCCAATTTTCGCTTTTGAATGGTATTATTTGAACATATGGAGTACCTGCGGGAATTAATCCTCTAAAATCTTTTTTAAGCCAAAAAGAAAATTTACCATTCCATTTTACTCCACGATCAACTATCCCAGACACTGTAGTAAATGGAAGATCAAAACGGTTTAGGGGATGAGTAAACAATGCAGAGTATCCCTTTGGAAGCTCTAGTCCATACGGAAACTTCCATGCCCAGTGTAACTCATAATGACCTGCTGGAACGGGAAGATTTTGAGTTGTTTTTCTAAGCAGTAATGGATCTGGACCAACGTTCCAACTTACAAAAGGAACATCTGTGCCATCTTCTGGATCTCCCACAAAAATATCTTGATGCGTTGAGGCGATATATCCTGTAGTTAAAGAGTCTAAAAAAGGAATACAATTTTTAAAAGTTAAAGAACGTTTTAAGATATTAATTCCTTCATGATCTGAAGTATCAACCTTTTTTTGCCACCATTCAGGCATAAAATTAGAAGCAGGTTTTGGAATATCTTTTATGTATTTTGCATCTGGACTATTAATAGTCGGTATATTAAAAATTATTTTTTTTGTCATTTTTACACCGAATACTTATTTGGAATATCCCAGCCTTTTTCATCTACTTTATAAATCTTATGTAGATACCATTGACCATTAATTCTGATGCCTTGTGGAGATGTACGAGCAATGTCTGACTTCTTAAGATCTAAAACATTCCATCCATCCCAGCGAAGATTATGATTCTTCTTGACAATTTTTTCCATTATGTCTAATTTGTTTACAATCATTTTTATCCTTAATATCTGTAAATTCCGACCTCAATATTTTTGAGTTCGGCTGAAGCTACTAACTTTGATACTGGTTCCTTTGGTTTACTTAAAAAAGCAAGATAACTTACATAATCCATGTTTTCTTCAATATAAGAAGCAGGCACTTTAAAGAACTTAATCTTTTTGCCTCTAGCCTTCATGCCTCTTTCAGATAAATTAGAAAACTCAGATACCATTGAGTTCACTCTTGCAGGACCTGCTGAGTAAATCAAAAATTCTTTATCTTCATCTTTCATTGCGGACATAGCAACGCCCATTGCACGAAGAAAGACTTGATAATCATCAAAGTCCTTAGTTCCCTGCACTGCTACTATCATTACCATTTCCATTCTTTAGGTTATCCAAAATGAATAACATCTTATCAATATCTTTTTTTGACATATTTGTTGTATCAACTGGATTTGTAGTATCTATATTGACACTATTACCAATTGCATCGGCACAATAAAATATATTATTATTCACCCAATATGCCTTTCCCTCTATAAAGATAACCTTAACAGTACTTTTCTCAAGATGATTTAATGCTTGAGAATTTTGTATAGGTTTTTCATATAAAGTTTTTGGAAGAAAATCTTTTATCATTAAATGCACACTGCTTTGGCTGTATGTAATTTTTGGAAAAGCTTTAGTTTTTCTCCCTCTATAAAGTATATATGAGGTTAGCAGCAATGTCAAGCTAATAGCCACAAAATACTTAATCATTTTTATTTTATTTTATTTATAAAATGGGCTTAAGTCAAGAACAGATCCACCCCAGACAGTATGGTATCTCTTACCTACAGAATTATCATACGCATCCATTGTGTCTGGCTTTGTTGCTTCAAACTCTGCATCTTTACCATTGCCAATATTATTTGGTGAGCATGCAGGACAATCTGGACAATCACAGTTCATTGCTTTGCATGTTTCGCATCCACAGTCTTTGTATCCTTCAGATGTTACTTGTTGTTCTTGAGGTGTTCCGCCAGGAATTTCCTCAACCATTTGCTTAATTACTGACGCTAATTCTTTAATTTGATCTGCTGCTGACATTTCCATTCCGCTTCCTCCTGTTGAAACTACTCCACCACCCATATTCATTCCTGAGTGTGAATCGCCTATTCCGCTTCTGCGTCTTCCATACCGAATAACATCTTCCTTGGAAGCATCTGGTACATTAGCATACAAAGCTCTTACTTGTGCTGCTGCCTTACCTTTAGTGGGATGAGTACCGACAGTTTTACCTTTGTCATCAACAACGGCATACTGCGATCCTGATCGTTCAATGTGATATGGCATAGTTTTCTCCTATTTCTATAATACGATTATAGCAGATTACTTAAGAAGAAGTCTCTTTATTTCAGCCAAAGCATATTTATGCTCTGCAGAAAGACCTTCAATTTGCTCTTTATCCAAGGCTTTCTCTGTAATAACTACCAAGGGATCTTCCGATAGTAAGTCTATATCTAAAAATCCCTGTTCCCAGAGATACATAATGTCACGGTTGACCTCATTTAGATGTTCTTGGTATAGTTCTGGCATTATTTCTTTTATTTTTTCACTAAAAGAATACAGTGGCTGACCTGTTTCTGAGTCAATTCCTGCAATTTCAATTGCCCCGCTAAGAATTAATGATTCAATTGTTTGATCAACTGGATCCATGTATAAACTCTTCTAATTGTTCTCTGGTTTTAGCTCCGTTTATACGGCGTATTTCTTTACCATCTTCAATTAAAATAAATGTTGGAATTGCCCTAATCTCAAACTGTTTGCATAGTTCTCCATTATCATCGGCATCAATGTACTGGAATTTGGCTACGCCTTCTCTATCTAGATCTTCAACAATAGGACGTACCCTTTTGCAGGGATTACACCATTCAGCAGTGAAATATAAGATATGACTCATTTGCCACTCTTTGCTCTTGCTTTGGCAAGCGCATCAAAATCTTTAATTTTGGTATCGCCTAAATATCCCCAAGCATACCCATCATTAATCATCTTATTATTTATAGACTCAGACTCTCCATTAATATAAACCCATCCAAGAATACGACCATATTTTTCAGATGAGTCCATCTTTTCTGTACGAATGATAACAGACTTAGCATCTTTTAGTTGTTTCTTTAGATATTCTTTTGCTTCAAGTCCAAGAACTTTCTCAGCCTTATCAGATGTGCGGGACTCAGGGGTATCAATACCAGCAAGTCTTACACGAGATGCAAATAAAATATCAAACCCCAAGTCAATAAGAACATCAATGGTATCTCCATCTACTACATTCTCTACTTTTCTTACATAGTATTCATACATTTACTTTGATCCCTTTGCTTTTTGACCTCTATAACCAGTCTTTTTTTTGTTCATTGAGCCTGGCTTTTTGTATCCTCCACCATTTGGAGTTGCTGCAATTCTTTGTTCTAAAGCTTTTGCAATTTTATCGTGATGTTTTCCCATTATTCTGCTAACCTTGCTCTCTCATCAATAATTTGAACCATAAATTTCATCATTTTATCATATCCCACAGCATCATCAATTACTTTATTGTAGTGATGAGAGCAGAAAAGAAGTTCTCCAACATTTCCAATTACTTTAACATATGCTTGAGCAGCACATCTATCACAACGATCTGTTGCATCTAAAAGCCAAACTTGCTCTTCTTGTTCAATCATTGTATTCATATTGTACTACTTCTTTCTGTTGTCTGTGCTATAAAAACCACTACCGTTAAAGACTACGCCAGGGGATTGCCACTGACGTTGCATATTTACATTACAGCACACTGGCTCTGTACTATCGCCAAAATCTCTTTTGTATTCAATAGTAGAAGAGCACAGTGTGCATCTGTAATCATAAATAGGCATTACTTACCTTTAAGCGCCCTAAATGTTGCTTGATCAACAATTCCTGTTACTGGAAGTTGTTTCTTAGCCTGAAACTCTTTTACTGCTTTTTCAGTTCCTGGACCAAATGAACCATCTGCTTTTAACTTAAGAAGTGTTTGTACATTTTTAACTCCAGTACCTTTTGAACCAACCTTTAATGGGTTAAAAGATTTTGGAGCAGTAGATTTTGCTACAGGTTTTGCTGCAGGAGTTGAATCTTTAACTGCTGCGTCAGATGAGCCAACTTTAGAAAGCAATGGAAGATTTTCTTCTCCAGCATAAACTGGACGACCCCAACCTACAATTGCATTCATTAACTTAGGCTTATTATTCTTTACATAAGCACGAGTTTTTTCTACACACATGCCACCATTGCGTTGGTCACCCTTTGCAGTACCTGAAGTATTACCTTCAATAACCTGAATAGTTCCATCGCCGTTATTCTTAATGCAAAGACCAACATGTGAAATACGATTTACACCGTCATCTGGGAAATCAAAATAAATCCAGTCTCCTGGGGTTGGATCATCATTACGAGCATCTGCCCAACGATCCTTCTTCTTAAACCAGTCAGACGCTGCTACTGTTGCTGCTGTTTTTGGAAAATCTTTTACTCCTGCTGTATATGCACACCAAGAAACAAATGATTGACACCATGGAAGAAAGTTTGCACCTGTCCACTTACCATATTTTGTTTCGTTATCTTTTGGACCTTCAATAGTCCCAATTTCTGCTTTAGCAATCTCAATAATTGCTTCTAATGAACCTTTTACCGCCACCGAAAACCTCCTAAAGTTTTGTATTATAAGTATATCAAAGAATGAGCCTTTTTGCAACTTGCTCAGGTTGTCCCAGGTAGCGTCCTGAAATTTAGTTTATTGCTATTTGTTTTGGCTTTTTATCTTCAGGAATGATACGATCTACATTAATATGTAGCATACCATCCTTTAGTTCTGCCCCAGTTACTTCCATATATTCACCAAGAGCAAATGATCGTACAAATTTACGACCAGCAATACCCTTGTGAACTACTTCAGCATCTGTTGACTCTACAATTTCACCCTTGATAATCAATGTACCATTGTCTACAGAAACATCAATGTCTTCTTTTGAAAATCCAGCAAGAGCGATTGAAATCCTGTATGTATCTTCATCTAATTTTAGAAGATCATATGGAGGGTATGATTGTGAATTGATTTTGTGTGCATTGTTAAGACGACCCAACTCTCTGTTGAATCCAATAAAAAAAGGATCATTGAATAGATCCATTGCAAAGTTTGTTACCATTTTATTCCCCTTTCAAGCGAATAAGTTAATGTACCCCCGTAGGCAGTACAACACTATTATATCAAACTTTTGGAGCAAAAGACGAGACTTGAACTCGCAACATCTACCTTGGCAAGGTAGTACTCTACCAATTGAGCTACTTTTGCATACGATTCCATGTCCGTGCCTTATGGCAATTAGAACATATTAAATCGCATTTATTTATTTCTTGTATAACTTGATCTATAGTACCAGAACTTGCTAGCCAACTAACAGTTTTTATTTTATTATCTTCTGTATGGTCATACTCCATTATATAATATGGATATTTTATTCCACAGTCCATACATGGATTAGATTCTTTTTGTTTACGTACATAATCTCTTACTTTTTCTCTATATGTTTTATTTTTTTGTTTATTTTTTTCTATATTTTTAATGTAAGATTTTCTTTGTGCTTCTTTTTGTTTTTCTTTATCTTTATAAGGCATGGTTCAATTATATCATACATTTAGAACCTTTTATATAAATTGCTGGTCTGGCAGGTCACGATCCTGCGACATCCGAATTAACAGTTCGGCGCTCTACCAACTGAGCTACAGACCAAAACCTATTACTTCAAAAGCGAAGAATATTTTCCTGTTTTTGGTAGTGATGCTATAAAAACATCCCAAGATTCAGTTTTAATTTTACCCACTGCCATAGATGCTGCTACTGCAGTTGCAACCGAAGTCCCACTCATTGCAGTCAGAACACCACGGTAGTCTGGAATTTTTAAACATGCTGCTCCAACAAAATCAATACACACTCTTGAAACAAGACTTGTTGTATCATTAATATTACTGCTTGGAACTACTGTTCCATCAGCAACGGCACCTGCTACAGAATAAACCCCTTTTACACAAGCAGGAAAACCAATTTGATTTTTCTTAGAATCATTTCCAGTCGCTACAAAAGTTGCAATATTATTTGACTTTAAGGTTGCAACGGAAGATTCAAATAAAGTATCTACAGGACAAGTACCTACTGCAAAATTACTTCTAGATTGACTAATAGATACAGCCTTTATATTAAACTTAGTTGAATTATTAGATACCCAAGCAAGTGCACGAGCCAAAGATCCGCCATCGTTGCGAATCATAGAAAATGTATCATAAACTTTCTCATCAGAGATACGAATAAATACAATTTTAATATTAGGATTAATTACTGTTGCAATTTTTGACATATTAAAACCATGATCTGCACCTTTAATACTAAAATCTTTGATTGCTGCAGTGCCTTTTCCTTCAGAAAAAGAATAAGTGCCTTTTGAATCTTTTAGCATTTGTCCATTTGGGCAAGTTGCTAATGTAAAACAGGCCTCATATACTATATTTGTAAACTTTGATGAATCAATTGCTGAATCAATAATTGCAATTGTTTGTGACTCTGCTGCTTGTGCTGGTTGAACCAATGTAAGTCCAAGTACTACTACCAATAAACCCACTGCTTTTTTCATTTTTCTCCTTATACAATAAGACGGACTACATGGCAACATGGGTCACCACCGTCATCCCACTCTTTTATCTCTTCTTCACTCATATACTCATAACCACCATCATGAGTATTACAATAAGGATCTGTTATCCATCCTCTTTCAATACCGTTTGAAAGCCAAATCATAAATTCGGCATCTTCAGTTTCGTTTTCTATGTGCATATTATAAGTATATCGCTAAACGCTTACCACGTCAACTGGACCCATACAGGAGGGGCTAAATTTAATTGCTGCATTAACTGCACCAACTACACGTTTTCTTGCATCTTTAGCTTTTTCTGTGGCATTCATATATCCGTAAGCATATTCTGCACCTGAACCCATAGCCAGATATGGAACAGTATATTTAGATAAAGACATATCAGCAGAACTATGCTCATAAATTTGACCACGAACTGCAATAATTAAACCAAGGTCACCATCTTTAGATGTGTCAACCCAAAAATCATTATAAAACTGTTTAAGTTGTTTAATAAACTTAGTTTGCATAAACTTATCTGTATCTTTAATATCGGGTACATAAGGATTAAAGTTATACCGAATACGCTCACCATCCATTGATCCAGCATATCCAATTAAATACGGCCCTAACTTCCAAACCTTTGGACTTGTTAGTGCTAGAATAGTACCATCGTCTGATGCCCCACGGTCACCAGCCATATAAATTTTATTATTTACTTCATCACGAACTACTGCAATACAAGTCATGCAGAAACCCCTCCCAAAGCGATATATTCAAGTATATCATTCCCTAGGAGGGGCTGTCAAATAGGCTTTATTTTGCCTTACGTGAGCGTGATCTGCGCTCTTCTACTGCCATATCTTCTACAGTTACTGCATTTTTGTCTACCGTTGAGAAAGCAGCATTAATTTCATCTGCTGAAAGCTTGCCGTCATCCATAAATGCACGAGCAAGTTTTTCAACTACCGCTGCAACTGCTGTAAGACCTGCTACTGTAATAGCCTTCATTGTTGAAATACCAGCAATTGCTCCAGCACCAATGACTGCTAAACCATTAGCAGCAAATACTGCAACAATACGCATAAGGATATTCCAAATATTTTTTACACCGTTCATGTTATTCCTCCCCTCTATGTCTAATTGGACTTGTAAGTATCCAAATAATAGTTGTCCATATGATTCCATATCCAACTATAACTTTTGCACTACCGTCCAATACTACCCAGGCAATAAACATTCCAAGGAGAGTCCATGCCTGATCTAGTAGATCGTTTACTATATTCTTTATTATTCTTACCATTTTTCATTCCTCCTTGAACCACCTGAATTTGTTCCTCCAGATGAACCTCCACTTGATGGTGCACTTGGTGCTGTACCACCTGTAGCCAAACCAACTGCATTAAGTGCTGCTCCAGTTGCTACTACTGTTGCTACAACCATATTGGTTGCTTCTTTTCTTTCTGATGGAGTCATATCTGCTCCAATACTTCCAATTGCTGCTAATGCTGCTCCTGGATCTGTAAAGGCTGCATTTAATAGCGCCCCAGGATCTTGAACTAATTCAACATTTGCTGCAACTTCAGCAGTAATTACAAGTACTTCGCCAGATTCAGATGTTCTAACCGCTACTGGTGTTTCTGGTGGAAGATCAGCATATGATATTCCTGATGCTTTAACTTCTGCTGCCGAAATTGATTCTCCTGGTTTAAGATCTGCTACTAATGCTGCTACCACAATATCTTTTTGTTCTTCAGTTAATTCCTTGCCATCTTTTGCTTCCGCAATTATTTCTTTTAGTTCTTCTTCCTTTGCTTGAGCCTTTTCTTCTTCAGCCTTTGCCTCTTCTAATTCTTTTTGTTTTGCTTCTGCTTCTGCTTTAGCATCTTCTTCTGCTTGTCTAGCAGCCTCTGCTTCTGCTTCTTTAGCTTCTGCTTCTGCAATTGCATCTAATTCAGCCTGTCGTGCTGCTTCTGCTTCAGCTTCTAATCTTTCTGCTTCCGCTTTTGCTTCTTCTTCGGCTTTGGCTTCTGCTTCTGCTTGTGCTTTAGCAGCCTCTTCTTCTGCTGCTATACGATCAGCCTCTGCTTTTTCTGCAGCCGCTTGTGCTGCTGCGGCTTCTTCTTCTGCCGCAATTCTATCTGCTTCCGCTTTTGCTGCGGCTTCTTCTGCAGCTTTTGCTTCTGCAGCCGCTTGTGCTGCTGCCGCTTCTGCGGCTCTAGCATTTGCTTCTGCTATTGCTGCTTGTCTTTCCGCTTCAGCTCTTGCTGCTGCCTGTCTTACAGATTCTTCTGCAGATAAAGTATTCTGAACAATTACATCTGCTGCAGATACTGAAGATCCCATAGCGGAAACTGCCTGTTCAACAAGGACTAATGCTGAATCTAGTTGTGATTTTGCAGTTTGTACTTGACCTTGCCAGTAAATAACTTGTTGATTTGCTGCTGTTAGATTTGCTTGTGCTGTTTGCAATTCTTGTTGTGCTGCATTAATTTCAGACTGTAAAGCAGTTTTACTTGACATTAATCCAGATAATACTTGCTGTGCTGCAGTTAGAGCTAATTGTGCTGCAGTTAAATTAGCCTGTGCAGCTGTTAGCTGTGCCGAAAGATTACTATTTGGTGGAGCAGGGACATATGCGGTATAGTTAGGATTAGTTATATTTGCTGTATAATTAAATGTATTACCAGAGTTTGTTTGTACAGTTATTGGAACATTTGATGATTGAAGTTGATTATTTACAATTTTATTAATTTGAACTGGATTTGTTCTAGTATTACCAGGCATACCAACTGATGCAATATCTGCAATCCATTCGCCAGTAATAGGGTTTACATCAGCATCAAATGTCATATATGTGGTTGCTGTTGATGGTGCATGTGTAGCATATGGAACAACATTCCATTCAACTAAAAGGGTATTAATTGTTGTTGAATATCTAACATAGGTTGATGCATCAACATTCCACCAGTCACGGAAGTTAATATAAACTGCTGGAGCATTTCCACCCCAACCTTGTGGCTGTCCAAATGATATCAATCCATTTGTGGCAACATATACGTCTGTGTATGTTTGATCTCCAAGTCTGAGGGCGTAAGGTAATGTCATTTTAAATGCCCAGTCATCATCTTTAGGAAGATCTGTAGTTTGTGGATTACCAGCATTTTCTAAGTTAATTTGATTTGTAATAGCTGTAACACTTTCTTGACTAGAAAGTACTGTAGCACTATCAGAAAGAACTATTGCTGTTTGGCTATCAATTTGACCATTAAGGGCTGTCATGCTTTCATTTAAAGATAATACTGTTGCTGATTCTGTGGCTACTACTTGTGCCATCGCTGTTTGAGTTTCTACCGCTTGGGCCAAGGAATTCTGAGTAGATATTACATTATTGACAGCCACAGTAGCACTATCTACTACTGTTTGAGCCTGTTGAATAGAGGTATTAGCCTGTGTGATAGTGGCTGTAATAGTCTCTGTAGGGCTTGTAATGGCTGTTGCTTGGGTCTCTATGACTGCCGTGGTAGTTTCAGCCTGAGTAATTGTAGCCTGGGCTACCTCAATTATGGCTGTAGCACTTTCTACTGTTGTATTTACTATAACTGTTGAAGAAGAATTTATTGTTGCAGTTGATGTATCAGATGTAGATACTTGGTTTGTTATTTCATTTTCTGCATGAGCATGATCAAAAGGGGCTACCATGAGCCATAAAACCACTAAAAGTCCCACCAAACCACTCTTTAGCAGGAAAGATTTAATGTTGGGTCACATCCTTTCCAAGATGTTTGATAACCCTATTATATCATTTTATGTAACAAAAAAGGGGGCTAGCACTTGGCTAACCCCCTAATTTGATTTAATTACGCTTTAACCTTCTTTTGAATCTTTACGACCAAAGCGGTTAATGATGTGATCTGCTTCTTAATTGAAGCGATCATTGCTGACACATCTGCTGAAAGTTTTGCAACTGCATCTACCGCAGACTGTGCTGCTGCTGTAGCAGCATCCGCTGCCTTTGCTGCATTAAGTGCTGCATCTGTTGCTGCTACGGCTGCATCCTGAGCATCTTTTGATGCATCAAGTGCTGCCTTCTGTGCAGAGTCTTCAACAATTGCTTCTGCAGAAACTACAACCTGACCTGCTACTGGAAGAGATGATCCGCCAGTTGCTGAGATCTTAACTGTATTCTGTACAAGTGGCATAAAGACCTTGTATGTCTTAACTGTTGCTGTATCTGTTGTTACAGAAACCGCTGTTAGTACATCGCTAGATCCACCAAATGCATAGTTTGTTGAGATACCACCAGTTGCAAATAGGTTTGAATATGTCTTTGGAGACATTGGCAGACCTGTTGCATCAAGTACCTGTATAGTAATTGTTGCTGCCTCACCTGGAAGGTACTTAGCCTTATCAAATGAGAGCTTTACGGTTGTTGCAGTTCCTTCAACACGCACTGGAACTGGGTTTGATACAACTGATCCACTTGAAATAACAACATTTGCTACACCAGTCTTTACGCCAGTTGCTGAGAACTTTGCGACACCATTAACAATAGTTGCTGATGTTGCAGCATTATTTACTGTTAAAAGATCTGCTGATGTTGCGTATAGGGTTCCTGCTCCTACTGTAACTCCTGCTGCATCGTATGCAACTGCAGAAATAACTTCAGAGTTTGAACCTGTTGCAATAACAGACTTAGTTGATGTTGCAACAATTCGGGCAATATCGCCATAGAATGTTACAGACTCTGTTGCAAGTACTACTCCAGATGCTGTAGTGATTGTAATTGTTCCAACTCCAGCAGTACCATCAGCAAAAACGCCAATATTTTGTCCTGCTGCAACAGTAAGAACACGACCTTGTGCTGTAATAGTTGTTGGGTTTGATCCCGCACCAATAAGCCCTGGACCTGTAACAATTGCTGTTAGAGACTCTGCAACAGATGTTCCTGCTGCATTCTTCTGTGTTACAACAATAACTGCTGCTGCATCAGATGATAGAGCCTTAGACGCATAAACTGTTGCATCTGCAGTTGCTGTATTTGTCTCACCAGCATTCAAAATTGATGTTGATGTTGCTGCAGATGTCTTAAGGTCTGGAGCATTTACTGTTACTGTCCATATTAGTGGAACAGAGTTAAGAACACCAGTAACACCAGTCTTTAAAGAAGGTGTCAATCTAACAACATATGTTCCTGGAACAGATGGTGTATCTAGTGTTACCAAAAGCTTTGCAGAAACATTTGCAACAGAATTGCTTGTTGAAGCAATGTCTGCAGAAAAGTTTCCTGATCCAGCAATGACTGCTGCGCTGGTTGTTTCAATAACAGAAAGTGTTGCTAACTTTGCAGCACCTGCTGGAAGTGATGTCATACCAGATGTAATAGTGATTGTATCTGATGTGTTTTGTGCTAAAAATCCTACCGTTACCACTGCAGTAGCAGACTCACCAGCAATTACTGTATCAGCAATTGCGTCAATCGTGAAGGTATCTGCATTTACAGCAGCACTTGTCGGAAGTGCTGACATAACGCCAAAAGTCATCGCTGCAGCAAGACCTAGGGCAATTTTCTTAAATGAATTCATCTTTCTCCTTGTTAGTATTTTTTATAATAAATTGAAGTTATCAAGATAATCCCGAACTTCTTCAGGCATTTCCTGATTATCCAATTCTACCATACGTTGCTCTTGCTCTGCAAGTCGCTGTGATGAGCGTGACCAAGTATGAATATCAATTTCTAGATTAGTATTCTTTGGGGTATGTGATAAAGCACCAAATACTGCCCCAGTTACTGCATCTGATAAATCTTTTGATTTTTTGCGGGGGTGATCTACTTTTTTATCATTAATAATTTTAAGTTCAGACATTTCGTCAAGCAATAAAGGAATTCGTGGCATAGCTACACGCTCTTCATATATCATCATTGCAAGATCTTCATAGTGTTTTTTACCAACAGAAACAGTATCAGTTCTTATTCCTACTGCCTGAAGTTCTTGCTGAATATCAAATGACTGCCAGCGGTCAAATGTAACCATTCCAAGATTAAATCCTTGTCTACGAAGGTTTTGAATCCACTGCTTAACCTCAGAAAGATTAACTGGTCCTTCTACTTTTGGTTCCCACCAAACCACAGCATCAACAATAATTATTGGAGCAACCTGTTCATAGTCTTTAACTACTTGTAGGTTTACCCATTTATCTACGTGAGCAATTGCTACGGCACACTTATCGTGTTTTTGTGCAAGGTCAGCATGAACATAATAAACCTTATCTGGATCTGGAACAAAAGACTCATCAAATCTTTTATTATTATCAATAGGATTTCTTAGTGTCATACAGTTCTCAAGTTTATCTTTTTGCTTAAAGAATGCATCAGATGCAAATGTTGGTACACAAGCAAAGCGTTGCATTGCATCTCCCATATCTGTAAAGAATGCTAGTTTAAAGTCGTCTATCTTACGAGTAGGGTTTACTACCCATGTAGGTCTTTTTAGTGCAAATACCCCAGGATATTTATATGCAATGATCTGATCTTCATCCCAGCCAATATCTAGATAGTTTCCTTCTAGATCTTCTGGGAAATCTGGATTCATAATAAATCTATGTGTATATGTAATTGTTTCTTTTTCCATGATAGAGTCTTCATATTTTTGTGAGATGAAGTCCCCTGGAAAACGGGGGAAGGAAAGAAGTGCAACCTTACCTAGATCAGGGAAACGAGAGTCAACAGATGCACGGAAAGCTTTATAGATATTGTCCGCAGTCTTTCCTTGATCATTTCCTGTTCCTACTTCTGTAGCAAAACCAGAAATTTCATCAAGCACTGCAAGGATAAGGTTCAAACCTTCATGTGATTCTCTTTCTGAGTGACCAGAGTAAACAGTAATTGCTTTATCAAACTCAATACTTTCTGCCTTTGCATTATATTTTCCTGCAAACCATTCAGACTTTTCAATCTTGGTTTTAAAACCTTTAAAGAAAACGTTCTTTGCTTGTTGGGCGTTAATAGCCACGTTAATAATATCAATAGCATCTCCTGCAGGTTTGCCAAAGTATCTAGCAGGATCTTTTAAACATAGTAGTTTATAAACTATATATGCACAGGCTACGGTTGATGTAAAGTCTTTTCCAGATCCCTTGCCAAGTTGCAGGATTATTTCATTCTTAGTATATTTTTTGTAGTAGCGATGGCCTTCTTCTGCCCCCAAAATATCTACAAGGTCTTCTTCTCTATAGATTTGGCTCATTGCCTCAACGATATCGTATTGGATATCTGATAATGGTGGTTGATTTAAAAATGCTTCGCCTTCAACAAAGGTCTTTGCATCAACAGGAATTTCCTCAAAGTTATTATTTTTTAATGCTTCAAAGAAATCATTGAACATTGTGGACAACGGTAATCACTTCCCCATCTTTTGCAACAGATGAAAGTCTGTGCATAATTAGGTCACGGATATCTGGATGCTCTGAAGCTATATCTCTTAAAATTGCAACAAGAGTTTCTTGGCGCTTCTCAATCTCAACCATTTCTTCTGCAAGTTCTTTGTTCTCAAGAAGTCCCGCTTTTTGTAGCATATCAATTCTTGCCTTTTCAATATCAACAACTAACTTAATAGCCTGTGTTTTTGCACTAAGATTATTTGTCATTGATGCTTCATCAATAACTTCATAAGATTTTGTAATTAGTTTGCTGTAATGAGCATCCATAGCAGCAAGCGCTTCTTTAGCACGAGCACGGATTGCATCATTAGCAGAAGCCATAACCTTCCACTCATTAATAAGTTCTACTACACGAACTCTTGGAATTGATAATTCTTTAGAGATTCTTGTTGGGTCAGTACCTTTAAGATATTCCGCAACAACTTGATTTACTTGATCAAGGTGCTTAATTAGATCTTCTTCAGTTGACATATTTTCCTTCTAGTCTATTAATTTCATCTTTGATATAGAAAATTGCCTTCTCAAGATCTTGAATTGTCTTTGATTCATCTTTAAGTCCTGCTCTCCAGAGATACTTAAAGGCATTACCTATGTTAAAGTTACGATGACGAGTTATTTGAAGACATTCTACTCCAGAGGGATCTGTAGTGTAATGACTTGGATGATTGACTTGATCAACCGTAATATTTAGGTTATCACTCATTTTCATCTTCTTCCCAGTCAAATGCTTCTAGCAAACCTTTTAGTGCTGTTACAACATAGGTTAATCCTACTGCACCAGCAATTCCAACTCCGATTAAAATCTTTTGTGCTTTATTCATTATTTTATTTTCCTATCTTTAATATAATTTATAGCATTATTTAAAATTATTTCTGAATCTTTAAATTGTCCAAGACCTCTATTGCAGTGTGAACATAAAATTCCACGTACACATTTTCCACAACTTTCTATGCCGCTGCAGCATTCATGATCATGATCTACTGCCCACCATATAGGAAAAAGACTATCTGATGTGTGACATATTGCACAACCATTTTGTTTTTGTAAAAAATTTTCTATGTCTTGTTTAGATATCTTATACATTCTTTTTATTCTCATAAAAGTATCACAGTCTTTACATCTTACATCTAAACGGTCTGCAGTTAAATGATGATATTTAAAGTATGACTCATTAAACCATTGTTCACATCCAACACACTGTTTTTGCCCCTTACTATTTCTAATTTTTGTTGAATTATGCTTTCTTTGTTTTTGTATTGGATCTAATAAACTTTTTCCATCACGGAGCCTTCTATAATGAAGCGCACAATAACCAAGTGCATGTGATTTTCTTGTGCACGAATTAACTGAGCAATTCTTGATAGACTTCATTATCTTATTATACCACATATAAGAAAGAATACATTATTTACGACGGCTTTTCATTAATCCAAACTTAGTTAAATAAACATAAATAGTTTCTATGCTTGCGCCTGATTCTTTAGCAATTTCTTGAGGAGTTTTTTTATCCAATAAAAATCGTTTACGTAGCCATATTTCTGATTGATAAAGTTTTGCCATTACTTATCAACCCCTATTGCTTTGTCCCAATTACTTATAGCCCAATGACCAATCCCACAGGCATCTGCCACATCATTATCAGTAATAGTCTTATCGTATATTGTATTGATAAACCGAATAGTTCTTTCTTTACGAAGGTTTCTTTCGTATGTTTTATACCATGAAACAGATTTGCCAGGATTCTGAGAACGAATATATAGTTGTTCATCTTTAGATATTTTTTTATTCCCAATAAAATTTTGCCATGTGATAGGAGATACCTTACCAAACCTATTTATTCCAGCAAGTCCAGCAGCCCCAAGCAAAGCCCCTTGAACTAATGCAAGATCAGCAGCAGTCTTAGGAGAGTTCATAAAAACAGTATGCTCAATTACAATTGCATCAACCCTATCAAACTGATCAAATAAACCTTTTGTTTTTTTGCAGGCATCCGCAACTTTTTCATATATATCATTACCATTAAAGTTAATTTTTCCAATTGTTCCAAGATTTTTATATGAATAAAATGCAAAAGCAAGACTATTAGTGCTAGCATCAATAGCACAAATATTTTTAGGTGGAAGTTCTGCCCCCCACTTAGTCTTGTTCATATTCTATAAAACCTTTCAACTCTTTAAGCATTTTGTCAACTGCTTTTTTACTAACATTACAGTTAGAGCAAAATCCTGAATCATTATAAATTGATAAATCAACTCCGCAACCACCTAAACATTTTCTAACCTTACCGATTCTTTTTTGTCTACGTGTTACTTGATATCGTTCTGCTATTTTTTCTTTGGTAGCGTCATCTCTACAGGTTTCACTGCAATAAACCTGATAAGATACTTTTGGTGTGAAGTATATATCACATCTGCTACAAAGTTTCACTCAATTCCTCCAGGGAAGCTATCTTGATAGTTCCATCTCCAGCTTCAGCACATGCTGCCTTGACTGGACATGTCTTACAAATCTTAGAGTTTCCACGATAATTTTTAGTAGGAAGTGTTTGATCTTCCCATGCCTTACGAACTTCACGCATCCAATTAAATGCGTAGTCAATCCATTGACGATACCCATCATTTACTTCTACTGGAATAATTAATAGATCGTGATTGTTTTTGTTCTCATAAATAAGTGCACCTTTTGCTTTACCAAGAATCTTCATATAGATAAGCAATTGAATTAGGTGTGCGCCCTTTGGTTTATTTGTTTTCTTACGATACTCAAAGGCTTCGCTCATCATGGTTTTAATTTCGCCAACGATTTCTTCACCCTCCCAGTTAAGCATTACGTCACCGTAACCAAAAATCGGAGGATCATTAGCAATAACCTTAAACTCTGTTGTTTTTTCTCCCTTATCATTTACATAAGGTACAGCAACTCCAGAAGCAAGCATAGCGCCTTGGATTCTATCGTGTCCCATTGTTCCAGAACTCATATTTGCTACACCATATGCATCTGTATAATCATCAAATACATTTCCATTAAATGCTAAATACCAGTAACGTGGACACTGCCCATGCTGATATGCAATTGTAGATGGAGCAAATGTTTTCTTGGTTGTCATCTTTGGCCCACGGCTAACTGTATAGCCAGAATTAATCTTTGCAATCATATCTTCGGCATTAAAGATAGTATTCTGCTTAGTAATAGCGTTTTTCTTTTCTGCCTCTTTTAACATAACCTGCTTTAGTAAACTTTTTGTCATTTTTATTCCCTTTGTTTATATAAGTATAGCAGGTTAGCGCATTATATACTTGAGTGCTGACACCAAGTTATTGATAGATTCCGCTGCTGTGTAGTAAATATTCTTCTTTGCACGATCATTTTTATCTACATTTGCCATCCAAGTAGCCTTGAAAGCCATCTTTGCAGCAATTGCTTGTAGCCTTACGATTTCAATACTTGCTACCTGAGTTGGAATATCTGGCTTAATGATTACCTTAGCAATAAATGTTAAGGCAGTGGTTAGTTCTTCATCTTGCATATAGTCTGCAATTTCAGTTAAACCGTTTACCATCTCTAGTGTTGTTTTTGTTGGTTCATTTTGTTCAGCCATTTTATTCCTCCTCTGTTAACTGTTCTAATAATTCTACTTCTATTACTGCTAGACGAACCTTTGAGTCCCCTTCGCCAAGCACAATAAAAATTGCTGGATCATTGTGGTTCCTCATAGCATCTGTGACAGCTTTTGCCCAAATATCTTTATTTATAGTAATACCCTTTGGATATTCTTTAAAATCAACTGTAAAGTTTCTCCAAGTAGCATCACCTTTATGTGTACCACGTCCAGAATTTTTATGCTGTTTAGCATTAATTCTTTTTGACTCACTTCTTTCGCTCATAGTCCTTCTTCGTTAAAATTAGTGGAACTTTTGAGATATGTTTTTTACTACACATCCAAGTTAGTTCTGCTGTCTTTATCCATAAGCGCAAAGAATTTACTTCTTCTTTGCATATTTGGCAATGAAACTCACCACTAAATACTTTAAACTTTTCTTCAGACATTCATTAGTTTATTTCTAAGAGACTCTTGCAGGTCAAGATCTTCTTTTACACGATTAATAAAACCTTCACGACCTTGTACTTTTGTTCCATCTTCAAGTTTATACCATGCACCTGTACGTTCTACAAGGCCTGCAAGTTCTGCGGTATCAACAAGATCACCAATGCCATCAATGCCAACTTCATCACCACGGAAATAGAAATCATATTCTCCTGATTGGAATCCAGCAGATGTCTTAGAGAACTGCAATTCCCATTTTACTTTGCGACCAATCTTTTCTTCAATAAGTTTATCTCCTACTTGAATCTTTCCTTTAATCGCTTGGTTATCGGACTCAGAGGAAAATAGCTTAATAACTGTAGAGGAATAAAACTTAGTAGCCTGACCACCAGAAGGCTGCTGGCTAGTATACATAGCACTAATGTTATTGCGAGACTGAGAAATAAGAACAAGCAAAGTAGGCTTGACTTTATTATTAGCATAGTTAAGCATTTTCCAAGCGTTGCTAAAGTCTCTTGATTCCGCACCAATTTGCTTTGTGTTTTCAAGTTGCTTAAGTTCATCTGTATCCTTTTCAAAATATATAGCAGGAAGTAAAGATGTAATGCTGTCTACAACAATAATGTCAACCCCTGCGTTCATTAGACTTGTGCCTACATCTACCATTTCATTAATAGTTCTTGCCTGTGAGTAAATAAGTTTTGTTGAGTCTACCCCAAGCTTTTCGGCCCACGCTGAATCGTATGACATTTCTGCATCAATCCACGCACAAACCTTCCCTTCCTTTTGTGCCTGACCTATCATCTGAAGGCATAGGGAGGACTTTGCAGACGACTTTGATCCCCAGATAAGAACTTGTCTGCCATATGGGAGACCACCCTTCAAAGCACGGTTTAAACCGAAGCTAGGCGTTGCAGCATAGTCAACTTTTTGTCCAGTAGCATCTCCTAATCTTTTACGAATGCGTGGATCTAACTGTGCTAATACTTCTTCCATTGTTACTGACATTAAAATCGTACCCCGTGTTTTTCTGGTCTAGTTTTATTGAAGTCTACTTTTTCTCTTAATGCTTGATCAAGTGATAATTTAGTATACCCTGCTTCTACTGCTCCTGCATAAAGATCTAGTGTACGAATAATAATATCTGCAAACTCTTTTGTTATTTCTTCTTCGCCTTTATCCTTTCTAATTGCTTCCATTACCTCTGTTACTTCTGAAACAATCATCATGCACTGCTTGGCAATAAAAATATCATCAACATCTTCAGGCCAAAAGCCTTTTTCTGTTGCAATTTCATGCAAATTAATTGCTAGATTATCAAATACATTATCATACATTTACTACATCCTCCAATATAACGGTTCCATCTTTAGTTTTACCTAAAGAAACTTTATATACATTTCCTTCTTCAATAGTCATATAAGCTTTAGAAAATGTTGTTGGAAATACAAGAACTGAGTGAAGTTCTCTGCCAGCATCTGCCACAACAAGGTTTGCCATCTTTTTTCCAGCCTTAGTCATTCTTGGCTTGAAGGATACAACAAACTGCTCTCCTTCTTTGTAAGGCAACATCTTATAATTTAAAAACTTTACAAGTGCATCCTTTGATTCTTTGAGTTGGTCTGCTGGAATTGCATTAACTATTCTGTTATCGCTAACAAGAATCAAATAGGTTTTACCAGTTTCAATAGTTGTATTTTCATCATCAAAGATACCAACGCTACCAGTCTTATCAAGGAATTCAACTCTTGACCAACCTTTACCACGTTTGATTGACTTGATCATACCAAGCATTACAAATGATCCAGTCTCTTCATAATCTTCTGCTTCTTGAATGTAAGCATAATAATGATTTGGTACCGACATATTGAACTCAGGTAGATTTAAATATTCGTATAGGTTTTCTTTAATCTCTTGATCATTGCGGGGGCTATCTTCAAATGTTGCTGCACCAATGATTCGTAGTGCTTGAAGAGCACGAGAGTTAACTCCGTTTCCTTTAGTAAAAGTAAACTCCTCAAGTTCAGCATATGACTTGAAAGGTCTAGCAGCCATGTATCTTTCAGCAATCTTGTCGGAAATAAACTTAATGCCCGATAGACCAAATCGTATGCCCTTGCCTTCAATCTTAAAATCAATATCTGATTCGTTGATATGAGGTAGTTTAATGCTAATTCCCATTCTTTTTGCTTCAATAAGGTACTCAGTACGTGCATCTTTATCCTTTTCATTCTTTAATAGTGAATACATAAACTCTAATGGATAATGGTATTTAAGCCATGCCGTCCAATATGAGAGTGTTGAGTATGCTACTGCATGGGACTTATTAAATGAGTACCCTGCGTGAGCCTCAAAGTCATGCCATAAATCTAACGCTTGGTTTGGCGAAACATAAGCAGACGCACCAGATATAAACTTATCTTTGAAAACGTCAAACTCTTTAGCATCTTTTTTCTTTCCAATGATCTTTCTAACTTTATCTGCTTCCGACATGGACATACCGCCAAGCTGTACGCATGCTTGCATAACTTGTTCTTGGTAAAGAATACAGCCATAGGTTTCCTCCGTAAATGATTTTAGAATTTGATGCTTATAGTCTGGATTTTGACGACCATGCTTAATAGCAATATAGTCTTTTCCAATAGTATTCATGGCACCTGGGCGAACCAAAGCATTTGATGCAGATAACTCTTCAAGGTTTTTTACACGCATTTTAATTAAAAGATTTGTATATGGTGCTGCTTCACACTGGAACACACCCTTTGTATATCCATCAGAAAGCATACTGTATACATTGGAATCATCCATATCAATCTTTAATAGATCAATCTTTGTTCCTTCACGCTCTTTAATAATATCAATACAGTCTTTTAGTACCGTCAAAGTTTTTAGACCAAGAGCATCAATCTTAATTAGGCCGATATTTTCAGCCTCTCCCATATCTACAGCAACAACAGGGATGCGGTCATCACTGCCAGTAACAGAACGTGTCTCCATTGGAGCGTACCTGAATATAGGGTCTTTACTAGTAACAACACCTGCAGCATGAATACCAGTACCTTTAATTCTTCCACGTAATTGTTCACCATACACCTCTACTTCTGGATATTTTTCTCTAAACCATTGTGCGCTCTTTGATGTGCAATATTCATCCCAAGTATCAATTTGTTTATTTACTTTATTTGCATCAGCCAATGGGATATTTAAAACACGAGAAACATCTTTAACAATATTTTTATCTTTAAACTGCATGAATGTGGCAATAGATGCAACATGTCGGTACTGTCTAACTAAATAATCTTTAACTTCATCACGGCGGTTATCCTGAATATCTGAGTCAATATCTGGAAAGTCATTACGCTCTGGATTAATAAAACGGAAGAATAATAAACCATGTTTAATTGGATCAATATCTGTAATGCCCAAAGCATAACAAAGTAAAGAACCAGCAGCAGATCCACGTCCAGGGCCAACCATGATTCCTTCCTTCTTAGCCCAGTTAAGCATATTGCGTACAACTAGGAAGTAAGGACCAAAATTCTTTTCACCAATAATCTTTAGTTCTTCATCAAGGCGATCAAGATACTCTTTATTATTTTGTAAGCCACGCTCAGACAAACCTTCAATAGCAAGGTTTTTTAATTCTTGCATTGGATTTTTATATTGAACAGGAAGTAGATCAAGTCCAGACTTAATGTCGTAGTCTTCAACCTTATCTGAAATCTCTAAAGAACTGGTAAACATTTCTTCATCAGTATGGCCTTGCTCTGCCATAGCAGCCTTCATCTCTTCGTATGAAAGTAAGTGAATATCAAAAGTACGGAAAGACATTTGACGATCTGCACCATAAAGATAATCTAGGCGCTCCATCATATTATCTATCTTCTTTGACTTATCAAAGGTTGATTCTTTTAATACTTTGCCGTGGGTATTTAGCAGGAGCATCATCTCCTGAATTTCTTTTTGACTTGTATCTGCATGGTGGCAGTCTGGAGTTACAACCACTTTAACATTAAACGCCTTAGCAAGTGCTACAAGTTCATCATTAATATTTTTTGGGTTGTGTGGCATTAACTCAATATAAAAATCATCCTTAAAACGATTCTTAAACCACTGAACCTTTTCTTTTGCAAAAGCATACTCTTCATTTTCAATAGCTTTTGCAATAAGTCCACCTTGACATGCAGACAATATAATTAGTCCATCTCCGTATTGATCTAATACTTCAAAGTCAATGCGTGGCTTTCTATAAAAACCATCAGTCCATGCAATCTCATTTAATTTATTAAGGTTTTCTAAACCTTGTTGGTTCTTAGCAAGAAGGACTATGTGGAAGTAGTTGACATCAAGTGGACCTACCCTTTCGGACTTATCCCTTTTATCGTGTCTATCTAATGCCAAATAGCCTTCTATGCCAAGAATTGGTTTGATGCCCTTTGCTTTTGCAATTCGGTACAGTTCCCGATGCCCAGATAAGGTTCCGTGATCTGTGATAGCCAATGCTGGCATACCAAGTTCAACTGCTCGGTCAATATATTCTTCTGGAGTAGCAACACCATCCATTAATGAATAGTGCGTGTGGACATGCAAACCTACGTAATTCACCTAGTGTATTACCAGTCCATGTTTGTGGCTGCAGTACCTGGTGTATCAAAGCCTAGATAAAAGGCTTCTTGTTCAGCATAAGGAATTTTATTGAGTGCCTTTTCCAATGGAAATGGTTCAATAGTTGACCAATCAAATGGTTCCTTATCTGGACCACCTGGAATAAGTGTATAAGATGTTTCGGTGCCCTGACCGTTACGCTTCACTTTCCAAGTAAGATTTGAAATACTGCCTGTCTCCAGTGCGTATTCACGAATAGTGTTAAATGCAGATTGCTTGCTAACACCCATTGACCAAATAGCCACATATGGTGCTTCAATGCCATCATCTACAAGTACGTTGCAATAAAAACGAAGACGTGCTCTCCAGCCTGCCTTTGGATCCTTGCGATGCATTTCTTCAGCCCAGTCACGACCTTCTGTGTCCATAGTATCTACAGCCTTACGCTTGTAGTCTTTTGGATTGGTATGCTCTGAAACTACAAGTGCAAGACCACGATCTGCATTATAGTTTGCTGAGTCTTCATCAAGTTCTTCAATAAAGCGAATCTTTACTGATTGTCCATCAGCTAACTTGAGCCAACGAACCTTTGTTCCTGTGCCTTCATACTTGGGCTTATCTACCAATGCGTTGATATTTTTTAGTCCCTTTACAATAGCCATATTATCTTCTCCTATATATTTTGTTTATGTTTTATTTTAGCATAGCAATGATTGAATTGTCAAACTGGAACTCCAATTTTTTAATTTCATCATCACTCATATCGCCTATGTCTTTATATTTTTTGTCTAACTGTATTACTGTGACAAGGTGACCTAATTTTTCAATTAGTTTATCTTTCATGATAGAGCCAGCCTCATCATTATCTGCAACAAGTACAATATTATTGAAGTACTTTGCTAACAATTTAATCTGCGATGCAGATACGTTAGCCCCCAGTGTTGCAACTGCTGGGAAACCTACTTGGTCAAGTCTTATAGCATCAAAAGATGATTCAACTACATAGACTGTTGTTGATGTTTTAACTCTGTGCAAGTTAAACAAAATTTTACTCTTAGGTAATCCTGGAGTATTTTTAAAATCTTTGCCTTCAACTGTTCGTGCAACAAATCCAATACACATACCATCTGGAGTAGCCATAGGTATAGTTACAGAATCTTGTTTTTCAGAATATCCTAGATTAAATTTTATCACAGAATCTTTTGTAATGCTGCGACCTTCAAAATATCGCATGGCTCTAGGTGATTCAAGTGCTTGATTGTTTAATCTCTTAATCAATAGTTCATCATACTGAACAAAATCAGCAGGCGCATACAAAGCTTTATCAATTACTGAAGTAATGTTTGACTCTTGCTCTTTGCTTTTTATATAACGAACTGCTTCAAAATATGTTCTATTTGACATGAACATAATTAACTCAGTTAAATTCTTTGTTACCTGACAGCCAAAACAAAAGAATAATCCAGACTCCTTTGATACTTCTCCTGCAGGAGTTCTATTGTTATTATGATAAGGACAGAATATAATAAAGTCAGAACCAAACTCTGCCTCAATATCAATGCCTGCTCCGTTAAGAACACGGCGGATTTGATCTTCTGTATATATCTCTTTACTTGCCATCTTCAAAATCCTTATAGCGGTAATAACCTTTATCAAAGTCACACTGAACTAAGAAGTCTCCCATAAAACCATTACGATTCTTTCTAAAAGCACATTCAATAATATCACTATTAGTTCCACGACCCATTGCCAAAACCCAGTCTGCATCATAAGCAATCTGTCTAGACCATGCTGTTTGTGCAAGAGTTGGCACTGTGGATAAATCTTTTACATCATCTGGAGTTGCAGATGAAATGGCTATGATAGGTACTTCTTCACCAATAGCCATGAGTTTAAGTTCTCGTGAAAGGTTTTTCATCTTTACCGTTTCATTATCAGCCTTTTGATTTGGATTCATTAACTGAAGATAGTCTACTACAACAAAGTCTGGCTTGTACTGATCTAGTTTTCCACGAATAACTGAAGGAGTTACTTCTCCACCTGAATCGTTAGAGATAATATGAAAAGGTGGGCGACCATCAATTCTATCGGTATGCCACTTCTTCATCATATCAAGTTCAACTTCACCATTTGAAAGCTTACGGTGTGACCAAAGACCTTCACCCATAATAGTAAACACACGGTTACGAACTTCTGTCTCACTCATTTCAAGAGAGATGATAAGGGGTGTTTTACCTTGTTTCCAGGCCTGTACAGCAAAGTACAGAGCCATCCATGACTTTCCTATACCTGGGTATGCTAGAAAGACTCCTAACTGCCCTGGCATAATTCCAGAAGGTAGATAGTTATCAAACCCTGGCAAACCTGTTTTAATTCCTCTATGACCTAATGCTTGTTGCTCTTTAACTTGTTCAAAATATGAAATTGCAGAATCAATATCTGTTGCATCAATATCTCTAATAGCAGATGTGTTCTTTTTTAGTTGTGATGTTTTTGTAATAAGTTCTTCAAGTGCCATTGATCCCTGGCCATTTTGAACTTCACCTGCTGCAGATCTTAAAATATCTTTAAGGCTATCATTTAAGTATTCTGATTGTAATTCTTCAAGATGATGTTTTGTTGCGCCAACTCCTGCTATAGGCTGAAAGTCTCTAAACTTTTCTACTACTAAAGATGTTGGTGGAACTGTTCCATTGTTTTCAGCATAAAGTCTAATAAAGTTCCAAACATCATTATGTGTTCTTAATAGTGTTTCTACATTTGCTTGCAATAGAACATGGAGTTGTTTATCTTCTAAGACTGCGGAGATTACTTTTGCTTCTGTATTATTCACTTAGCCACTCCTTTGCCTTTTTTCTTAATTCTGCTCTTTGTTTAATATCTTCTTGTACTTCTAGTTTACCATTAAGAATTTTCTCTGCATTGTAAGCAAAATAATTCCATGAAGGTTCTTGTGCAACACTAAAGTAATATTCTAATAAATCATAACATTGTGAAATACCATAAGACTCTACAAGAGCATCTGCTGCCCACTGTTCAACGTTTAAATTAATATTAGACTTACGCTCATACCGTTGCGTATAAAATTTATTGTAGCGACTGAGCAAAGCCATTCTGTCTTTGCGGTCAGCCATTATCCTTCAGATGCCTCTTCTTGTGCTTCCTTGATCTTCTCTGTAAGCTTATCCTCAACAAACTTATAGACACGATCAAAAGCCTGCTCTGTAGTTTCACCATCACGCTTGCTATCAATAACGCCTAAATCAAGTCTTAGTGACTGGAAATTTCCCAGATTAAGTGTATATCCTAGCGTTACGTTTACTTTTGTTGAATCGTTTTCCATTTGTCCCACCCATTTTCTTTGTTTTAATAATTGTAGCACACAATCAAAATATTAGATACTTTCACTCCATGTTGGAATAAATCTACCATCTTCTGTCTTCGTATATGTAAGTATACCGTCTCCCATACGCCTTGTCAATTCTTGTGTTGTAGGAGTCATATTATTAGTAATTAACTTATCTTTTCTTGGTTGGCCAATATGAATGCTTGCAAGTATTGCACGTATTTCTCTTACCTGTGATTCAGAATAATATGCTCTAACTTGCCATCCTGTTTGACCACCAAACCTTGAACCTGTTGGTTTTGGTATTGTTCCTGACTTTATTAATCTTGGAAGATACTTACGATGTCTATTGACAAGTATTGCTGTTTCTGCTATAGTATATGCTCTTTCTCTGTTTCGCCTAAAATCAGTACGCAAACAAGTTTCAAGTCTATCTTTTGTAATATTATAAAAAGAAACCATGCCAGTAGATCTTGAGCTATGATGAATTCTAACTAGGTCACCATTTAAAAACCAAACTTTTTGGTTTCCTTTTATTACAGACTCGTTATTGTATTCTTCGCTTTGTATTTTTCGTTTAGCAGTAGCCATCTGCCCTCCCGACTTTCCTGCGGTGGATGATAAAATTTTCTTTCTCCACATCGGACACAATAAGTTTCAATATGCATCTGTGAAGTATATTGTCTATCAACAAAAATTCTACCTTTGCATCTATTGCAGGTTAACATTTATTTCCTAT